CCCTATCCGTTGACGGAGGGTAACCGATGTTCTTCTGATGTTATTTACTCATGAGTGCAAGCCTAGTCAGGATGCACACGAGTAGACCGATGACAATCGCGTCACCGATGGTGATACCGAATGAATGGACCATGTCTTATCTTTCTCTGATGATGGGCATACAAACAGCGACAAAACGATCGCTGTCTGCATTGATCACGATCGCCTTCTTCATGCACTGATGATAACCCTGGAATGTTTCTGCAGCACTGGTTCGCCATACGCCGGATCCAGAGTGCAGCTCTATTAAGAGCATTAGGACGAAAGTCATGACTGCATTCTCCTAAGCATTCTTATTGCTGTTGCATTAGCGATCACACGCTCAGTCAGATTGAGGTCACGCCAGTTTGTTAGATCTCGGAGCGTCCGACCGCAGGTTTCGCAAGCCTCGAAGTCCCAGTTAACTTTGCACTGTTTCTTGCAGGGGCTGTCGCCCAAGTTAATCTTTCTCACTTCTTTCCGCCGAACTGAGACACTGCCCAGCGGATGCCCATGCTTCCCGCGATTGCCGCGCAAAAGATGCCAGTGTACCAAATCGGCGCATGTTCATTCAGATGCCGCCAGCCTTGTGCGACATACTCTTGTGTCCACGGCAAGAAGGATCCGATGAAAGGCGCAAGGATCACTGCTAGGGCGACCTCGTCTTTATATGAGTATTGCGTCTGCCGGAGTGCCTCGAGATCCCAGTCCGTTTCACTGTCGGCGCGTTTCTCAATCATTCTAATCTCAGCCGTAAGTTTGGCCTCAGCTAGTTTTGCTTTCGCTGCACTCTTAGCAGCTCGCGCCTCGACTACGCCCTGGGCGACACCGCTGACAGCTCCGATGATGGTCTTAATCATTGTCTACACCTCTCAAGGTATCTGCGAGCTCATTGGCTCGGCGACCGACCTGTCTTGCGTAACGACTGTCGAGCAGCTCATCTGCTGCCGCTGGGTAGTTACCCTCGCGCAGGTGACCGAGTGTCTTCTTGAAACCGAGCAGCCGGTTGATGCCCATGTTGAAGCACAGGTTAATCAGTATCTCTTGGACAACCTCTGGGAAGTATACGAAGCCGCTGATGTTGTTCCTAAGATCGACTAAGCAGTTAGCTATGTCATCCTCGAGTATCAGCATCGCAGCTCTCTCGGAGATTGGATTGTCGTCCAGGTTGTGACCTACGCCGATCGTCAGCTTACCTTCGGTACACCGGTAGGGCTCCAGGCGAAGGCCTTCATGTTTAATAAGTGTTTTAGTCAGTCGATCCATGTTCATCGTCGGTGCTTCCCTTGTTGTTGTTACCGAACCAAGATTGGACTGTGGGGGTTTCGTATATCCGCAAAGCCATCCATATGATTGTGAATAAGGATGCAATTGGCGGCAGTATTTCACCAAGGCTTCCGACAGTCGTTCCAATAGCTGCAGCATCCATAAATATCTTTTCATTGCTGTGCATGTACCTAGCCTTTCTCAGCTCGGTTGATTAAACGCTCTATGTTGAGGTTATGTTGGCGAAAGAGTTCTTCTATTTTCTTTTCACACTCTTTAACTTTAGTCTGTTCAGTTTCGATCTTGCGCTCCAGCTCTGATATCTTTCTCGAGCCCGCCCAGATCAGACCGATGACAATCACAACCTGGTCCCAGTGTGATGTTATTAGGTCTTCCATTTACTTTTGCACCTCGTAAGTAAGCTTCCCTCTCTCTCCTTACTGTGTTCCAAAAGTCACGATCGATATCGGTTAAATCCATATCAATCTTCATAGCGATGCCTTAGGTATGCCTTAACGCAATCAATCTCGCCGGTGTCTTCGTTCCAAACCACACTGAAACACCACGGTTGTTTGGTTACATCATCTGGCAGCGGGAACGTCAGACCCATCATCTCACACCAGTCACGCATCCAGTTGATGGTGCTGACAAAGTAGCAGTCAACCCACGGCTCAACCGTGCCATCCTCATTGTGCAACTTCGCAAAGAAGCGATACCGGTTCTTGGTTGGGATCTGCGGAGGCAAGTTTCTTACAAACTTCCTGTCGTAATCTCTATCGCCCTGGCCAAAAACAAACTTGGCTTGCTTTTTCCCTGTAACCAAGTCGTGCTTAATGCCATACCATCCAAGCAAGTAGTCATCGTTATAGTCCATATAGGTGGACATGCTTGCGCCGTATTTTATGAGCGTCGCAACATCAGGCTTACTAAAGTCATAGAAACTAATGCTGTCGTTATTATACGGAGGGCGATAGTTGCCATAGTTCCCAATCACGTTCTGTGGCGATGCAGTCAGTTGCTCAACGGTGTACTCGGGGAACGCCTCGACCAGACGGTTGATTTGTTCCATCGCTTCGGGTCTGTCGCACGAGTAGTCAATGCGCTTGATTTCGCCATTCATATAAACTTGGTCTTTGAAGTTCTTGGTAAAGTCTATTGAGCAGTTTTCTTCGAATATAAGGTGTGCCAGCCCCGACTCAACTGCATCATCGACAGCTTCTTGCTTTTCTTCATCGGTCAGGTTTCCATCAGCCGGTATTTCGTAATAATTCCCCGAAAGGACACCAGTGAAACACAACATAAGTTGTCCATCGTCAAGCCGCTCGGTATATTCCGTTTTCATGTCTCACCTATAGTATTGTTATGCTTACTGTGCCGCTTGTTCCGAATGGGTTAGTTGAATTAACCCCTCCCCATGTCCAAGTGCCGTGCTGTCCCTGAGAATTAACATTAGAGTTTACGCCAGAAGTAAAAGTCGCAGCAGCGGTTCTGAGGTATGTCGTTGAGCCTACCTTCAAACTTGTAAATCCACTGTTTGACAATGCGGTGTTATCTTCGATTACTAAACGGACACCCACAAGGGAGTTGTGAACCAAGGCTGCAATCGTTGCGCCGCTTTGTATAGAGCCAACCGAGTTGCTTCCCATTGCGCCAAATACGGGTGTGCCATTAGCCCCGTGAAGACCAGTAGCCCTGTTGTTGTGAAATCCATTACTTGTTGAGCCAATGTATGCATTACTGTCAGTGTAGCTACCGACAGTCATTGTCGTCGATAGAATGCTGGAACTCGCCCCGTAGAAACTACTGAACGTCATCTGACTGTTCGCAGCCGCACTAACCAAAGCACGAATGTCAGTGTCGTTCATAGAGGCTTGAGTGCCGGTGCTGCCACCAGCTTCAACGTGCAAATCGTTTAGGCTAATCTGCCCACTCGTTTGTAGTGCCATAGCAAGCCTCCGCTACTTCTTAAGATTGATAGCCAATAGCGACACCAGTTTGTGGAGCTGGACGCGGAAACGCTCAACCTTCTCAATGTTACTTTGTTTGCCTGTTAGGTTAGCCAGGATGCTGGCAATGGTGACGATCGAGGTAATTGCGATTACTGCAGTTTCAATCATAGGATTAGCCTTTCTTTAGGTCTTCTATTTGTTGTTTTAGTTCCTTCACAGCCTCGACAAGCAAGCCAATCACTTGGTCATACTGCACAGTTTTATATGTCTCGCCTTCTTCGCCGTGGAACACAGCCTCATCCTCAATGACACAAGAGGGGAGAACCTTCTCTAAATCTTGTGCAATAAGACCCGCCGACTTGCGGTCATCCTTGAGGTAGGTAAAGGTGCAACCATTAAGCTGCTGCACTTTGGTCACTGCGTCCTCAATCGGTGCAATGTCTTTCTTGAGGCGAATGTCTGAGATGGTGGTGGAGTATGCGATTACGTTACCATCGACATGAAAGTCTCTGTTTGACAGAAGCCTTGCACCTTCTGAACCATTCGTATAAAGACCAACCGTCCCAGCAGCGTTATTAGCTTTCAGTGCAATTTGATGTGGAACAGTCGGATGACTTGCGCCATATCCGATAACAAACTTATCGGTGTCGTTGGTATCTGTTATAAACCTATGAATACTAAGATTGTTTGCACTTACACCTTCTATTCTGTGTCCAAATCCACTGCTGTTTATTTCAAACTGAGCAGCAGGCGAACTCGTCGTGCCGATGCCTACCGATGTTCCAACATAAGCAGTGCCGCCGAGGTAAAGGTCGTTGAAGCGAGCAGACGCACCTCCTAAATTAATAGCATTGTCTCTATATGATTGAGTGTTAATATCAAAAGGTCGAATACCGTCTGGCCCTGTAGAGTCAAAGGAAAGGCCAACTGCAAATTTACCTATATAAAGGTCAGTGTCCTTAACACCAATCGACCCGACAGTTGAATTTGCTTGACGAAACTCTATGTGGTTTCCTTCTGAGGCTTGGCGGTTCAATAACACTAAGCGGTCATCAGCATCAGTTGCATTTGTTGTAAAACCTAGAAAATCATCAGGTATTACTCTAAGCCCATTGGCAGTGCCGCTAGAGGAGGTCATACCCACCAGCACATTTCCGCTGCTGTCGATCCGCATGTGTTCTACAGTTCCTGCGTTATTAGACGCCAAGAACCTAAAGTTTTCATACAAAGACGCATGAGGTCTGTGGGTAGTTACAAAACCACCAGAACTATCTTGTCCAAAATCTCCATACTGAGTGTTGTCATCACTTCTTAAAGCCCTAACACTTCCATTGACATCAATGCCCGTGCTGGTGGTCTCAATCTTTTTCGCGTTGTCGTGATAAAGTTCGACTGCGCCATCAGCAATGCCTTTGACATAGGTTTCACCTGTGTATTTACCAAGCACCATGTCATTGGCACGGATATAAAGCCAGCCTGAGCCATTTTCATCTATAAAGCTATCAGTGCCGTTATGATAAATCTGCAAGTCAGACCCAGCACCGAAGATGGCTTTGCCATTATCTCCAAAGGTAGCATTGCCAGTGACATCAATGCCTGTGGCTGTAATCCCACCAGTAAATGTCGCGCCAGTCAGCATAGCAGCACCAGCAGCAGTCACATTAGTTGTGTCGGTTACGTCAGCCGAAGCCTCAATGCCGTCCAACTTTGTACCGTCTGTCGCTACATCTCGCCCATCGACTGTACCAGAAACACCGATGCTGCCTGTGACATCAATGCCTGTGCTGGTGGTGGCGAGTTTGGCAGAGTTGTCGTGATAGAGTGTGACTGCGCCATCAGGGGTTGCAATCAACATGTTTTCTGATGTGCCTTTGGTAAAGCGTATGCTGTCACCGTTTGTTTCAATCGTAAGGCGACCAGTGCCAGTATCACTAATTCTGCTCTGCGACCCATCATGATAAATCTCTAGGTCAGAGCCAGCACCGAAGATGGCCTTGTCGTTGTCGCCGAATGACAGGTCTCCCGTCATTGTGTCTCCAGCCTTGGCAACCAAAGTCGCGCCATCAGCATAGGCTACTACCCAAGCACTACCTGTATAAACCTTGACGACACTATCGGTCGTGTTGAAGTAAATCGAGCCAGCGGTCAACGGGTCACCGTCTCCGTCTGTCGTTGGATCTGAAGAATGGTCTCCTAGATAATTATCTTCAAAGTTGTCTAAAGCAGATAATGCGCTATCCCTTGCACTCTCAGCCGCAGTTTTCGCACTCTGAGCATCATCCTTGTGCTGTCCTGCTGTGACTGCAGATGCCGCTGCGTTAGACGCTTGCGTTGTGGCTGAAGCCAGGCTATCCGCTGCTTTTTCGTTGTAATGAAGTGCAGAGTAGCCGGTTGTAGACCCATCGCTAAGGGTGTACTGGCTATCCTCTGGATTGATTGCGAGCTTCTGTGCGTCCGAAGCTTTGTTCGAAGCATTTGTAGAGCTCGATGCTGCATTACTTTCGCTGATTGCTGCATTGCTACTCGATGCGACTGCGGTGTTTTTAGCCGCAACAGAACCTGCCTCTGCGGTCTGGGCATCTGTCTCAGCTTGCTCAGCTCCTGCCTGAGCAGCTTCGGCTGCTACCTTTGCTGCCTCAGCTTCAGCAATCTTTGCTTCGATCGTCTGAAAGGTTCCTGAGCCACTGCCTCCATCGGTGAAGAAACTACTGTCAGCCATGCGGGTTACTCCTCGTCATATGTAAAGGCTAGGGAAATGCTTTGGGTGCCGCCGTTGAGCTCTTGGTCGTTAGACTGCTCCTGCAGCTCCTCGAGAAAGGCTTTAAACTTTGCTTCAAACAGGGGGCTTCGCTCGTCGAGATAGAAATCAGCCGCAAAAGTTAGACCGGCATAGATCACCAAATCAGGTGCCACTTTCGTGATTGTTGTCTCAGTGCTATCCGACACAAACGCTTCGAGCTCGCCATAGTAATTAAGTGTCACCGTCCCATCGCCAGGCTGCGGGTACAGGAGCAATGAGGCTTGCTCTCGAGCGTACTTGGTTGGATTACCGACTAAGCTGTTCGCTTTAAGGGCTTGCATTGTTTCCATGCTAACGCGCTCAAGTGTCGTGCCGGAGCTGTGATAGAGGTCGCGGGTTTCTAAGAAATCATTTGGCAGCGTGATGTGTGGGGTCGAGCTGCTAATCGTGTAGTTCCGCTGCTTCTCCATAAAAGGCACTCGGAGGCTGCGCTGGATCCGCGCCAAGCCCTGGTCGATAAAACGCTCAGTGAGAACTGTGCTGATATCGCTGCGGTTGAGCACTTCGTTGAAATGCGTTTTAAGATCGCCGTAGTTCATTGCGATTGATCCTCTCTATTGGATGTAGTTACCGTCCATCTGGCTATTGCCTTCCAAGCCAATGCCTCGCTGTCCCACTTCACTTCAAAGCTAAAGGAAGTGCCTTTGCCTTCGCCAAGCTCCGATGCCCATATGTATGCGCTGCGGAAATCACGAAATAACCTTGCGTGGTAAACGTCACTATCAGGCATACCTGCTGCCGCGCTTCTTGGCTGGCTTCTTCTTGGCTGTCTTGGCGGCTTTCTTAAAAGCAGAAGCTTTCGGTGCGCCTTTAGTTCCGGCCTTACGCATACTCTCGCCTGATCCGGCTTTGATGCGTTTACGTTTTGCGTGAATATTCTTGTAAAGGCCCATTGATTACACCTGCTTGTTAGTTGTGATAAATGCGTCAAGGTTTTCGGCTTTCAAACGCCTCAGTACATCCTTGTGAGAATGCTGGAATAGATCAAAGCCTTCACGCAGCCACTTCTCGTGAACTGCTACAGGGATCGAGGCGAGACGTTGGTTTTCGCCTTCTCGCGTGTGCGAGCTGGCAAAGCGTTCATCGCGCAGATCTTGGATAAAGCTTTGTGGAATGATTTGTGACTTCTTACGAGTAACGCGATCACCATCTTGGATCAGTTCCTCTTTGATGTCGTGTATTGATTTTGTGTCTTTCGTATCAGACATAGATGCTTCCTTTCTTATGTCGTTGAAAGGTCCCCCAGGGGCAGCAGTAAGGAGAGCAGAAACCTGCAAACCCCTGGGTTCCCAATCAGTCAATCAGAGGCCTAGGAAAGGCCTGTGATCATGCCCGAGTCAGCGAAGTTGCTGTGCTTGACAGATACTTCACCAGTGACCATGTGACGGTCGCTGTCGCCTTGCTTAGCAAGCAGAGTGCGAGTGAATGGGCGCAGAGACACCGTGCGGAACATCGACGGATCGATGAGGAACGCATTGGTGCTGAGCTGGTGGCGGTTGAGTACAACACGGTACTCACCGAACGGCGATCAAGATCTTCGCCTTAGTTCGTTAAACTAAGACCGCCCGAAGGCTGCTCATACTTTCGATATGAGATGAGACTATATCATGTCTGCTGTTGCAGACTCCTGCGCTTCCACCCCACTTGGGGTGTACTCCATATAGGATAGTCGTTGCACCTTCCTTGCATAAGCAAGGCTTGGCTCAGGATTACCATATCCGTAAGGACTTAGGCTTCCCCTGAGTTCACAGGATTTAATGTACGCTATGCCGATTTGTTTTAGTTAACGTACAGGTCAATTACGTTGACCAGCTCGCGGCTTTGAGCAAACTCACGATTGCGGCCTGAGGCGGCTGCAAAGCCAGCTACGATGGTAGCATCGGCAGGTTTAATCATGAGAATGCTTGGGTCGGAACCGTTGTCATAGCAATCCTGACCCAGCTCAAGAAGCTTAG